ACTGTCGTTCCTGGCGCTACGTTTGACGTATATGTTTACGGCTACGACTTTAGCGTACCGTTCTAAACTGATGTAAAAGAAAGAGGGCCATCTCTGCAAGGGGGTGGCCTTTTTTCGTTACAATTTATCTACCTTTTCAAAGGAAATCAAAATGTCAAATTCACAAGCAATTGGCGCAGCATATCTTGACCAAGATATCATTGATGCCAACTATTCTTTGGTTAATGCGGTAACAGGCCAAATAGGTTACACCACTGGAAGCCCTACAACCGCAATCACTTCTGTTACCCAAGCAACTAGCAAATCTACCGGCGTGACTATTAATGCAGCGGCAGGTCAAATTGTTACAAACAATGCGGCACTTGCAGCGGCGGCTGAAGTTGCATTTGTAGTCACAAACAGCGCAGTAAGTGCTTATGACATCCCCGTCATTGCATTGGCATCTGGTGCAACTACTGCTGGAACTTACCTTTTGTCGATTGCAGCAGTCGCCAATGGTTCGTTTACTGTTGTGATTTCTAATGCAAGCACAGGCTCTTTGAGCGAAGCCTTAACACTTAATTTTGGCATCATTCACGTTGCTCAACTTTAATCATGGCTAATACGACTGTCCTGCGAGTGGTTGGTAAAACAACCGCTATTTCTGTGACAGCATCCTCTACAACGGCAACATCTATAGATGACCAAGTAAACGATCAAGTTAACTACGCATCGTTTCTAAACACCGGCGCAGTCGCCGTTGCGGTCAAATTAGGTGATGCCAATGTGGGCGCTGCTGTGTTGCCGGTGTCTGGTACACCTGGCGACTTTTTGCTTCCTGCTGCAATGACATTTCCCATTGTGCTGGCTTGCCCAACTGTTCCATTTAATGTTCGCATGATTGGTGCAGCGGCTGGCCCTTCACTTGTTTATGTAACACCTGTCGCGGATCAAAGTTAATATGTCTGACCCTGCCAAAACAGTAGATCAAAACATCCTGCCAGTGCAGGCTCTGTTTAATTTGGATAATTCATTCAATACGTTTATTGGGCAGGGTCAGCCATTTTCCGCAACAATTAATCCCAATCAGTCGGGATTGCACATTACAAATAGCACGATTGACAGTTCAACAATTGGAGCGACAACCCCTTCAACCGGCGTATTCACAAATATTGCGACCACAACGGGCACGATTTCAACCGCCCCATCAAGCGCAAACGATATTGTCAATAAAGCATACGCTGATGCAATTGTCCAAGGGTTAAACCCTAAAAACGCTTGCCAAGCGGGAACAACCGTAAACATTACGTTGTCTGGACTTCAGACAATTGATACGGTTTCCCTTGTTGCTGGCGACTATGTTTTAGTAAAAAATCAAGGCGCTGCCGCTGAAAATGGTATTTATGTTGTATCTGCAACGGCGTGGACACGTTCCCCGCAAATGGATATATGGGCAGAAGTTCCAGGCGCTTATACCCTTGTTCTTTATGGAAGCCAAGCCACAACAGGATGGGTTTGCACTTCCCCAAAAATTGGCACAATTGGCGTTACCGCAATAACGTGGACGCAATTTAATGCCGCTGGTTCGTACACTGCAGGAACAGGGTTAACCCTTACTGGAAACACTTTTTCCATTACCAACACTGGAGTTACGGCAGCAACCTACGGTTCTGCTTCAATTGTTCCTGTTGTAGCGGTCAATGCTCAAGGGCAGATCACTAGCGCAATAAACACAACGATTGCCATTGCAAACACGCAAGTTTCGGGGCTGGGCACAATGTCCACACAAAACGCCAACAATGTCTCAATTACTGGCGGCTCAATCACAGGAACGCCAATTAGCGGCTCTACTGTTGGTGGCAGCACTATCACCGCATCAACCCAATTTAGCGGCCCTGGAACAAGTTTAACGGGCACTGCAAGCGGTTTATCCATTGGAGGCAATGCGGCTACCGCAACAACTGCCACAACCGCAACAACGGCGACCACCGCAACCACCGCAACTAACTTTGCAGGCGGTGCAGCGGGTTCAGTTCCATATCAATCCGCATCTAGTACGACTGCCATGCTTGGCATCGGAACATCGGGCCAGATTCTTTCTGTGGTCACCGGCTTGCCTGCCTGGACTTCCATATCAGGCGTTACAGTAACTTCATTTAGCGCAGGAACGACAGGGTTTACCCCATCCTCGGCTACAAACGGCGCTATTACCCTTGCCGGCACATTAAACACAACCAACGGCGGCACAGGACTAACCGCCTTTACATCGGGCGGCGCGGTTTACGCAACGTCAACTTCCGCATTAACCACGGGTACTTTGCCGGTCGCCTCGGGTGGCACAGGGGTAACGTCTAGCACCGGCACGGGCAATGTTGTGTTGTCCACCAGCCCCACATTGGTGACCCCGATTTTGGGAACTCCGTCATCGGTGACGCTTACTTATGGTACGGGTTTACCCTTAACCACAGGTGTGACAGGCACTTTACCAATCGCTAACGGGGGTACAAATGGCACAACAACTCCGACTGCGGGCGCGGTGGCGTATGGCACGGGCACGGCTTATGGCTTTACGGCGGTTGGTTCGTCAGGCCAGGTTCTAACGTCTAGTGGATCGGGAACGCCTACATGGTCAAGCCCAACGTCTGGCATTACGATTGTTGACGATACAACAACAGCAACTGCAATTTATCCGTTGTTTTCTACGGCTACAAGCGGTGTTGTGACTACTGAATACACCAGTTCAACAAAATATCAATATACGCCATCCACAGGAACTTTGTTTGTCACAAGCCTTAATTTGACCAATGCTTTAAATGTTGCAAATGGCGGCACTGGTTTAAGTTCAACCCCTGCAAATGGCGCTTTGGACATTGGAAATGGCACGGGATTTACTCGCACAACATTGACTGCGGGAACAAACGTAACAATTACAAACACATCAGGTGCAATTACGATTGCATCAACGGGCATTACAACAGGCAAGGCTATTGCAATGGCAATGATCTTTGGGTATTAAGGAAAAATCATGGCAAATCCCAACATAGTCAACGTTACAAGCATTTATGGAAATTCAACATATTTGATTCCATCTAATACGTCTGCAACAACTTGGACTGCGCTAACTCCTTCATCTGGTACTGTAAACAAAATAGACAACATTGTTGCTGCTAATGTCACAGGAGCCACTGCAACTGTTACTGTTTCAATAAATAGCGCAACAGGCGGCAATGGAACGGCTTATAGATTGATTTACCAAGTGCCTGTTCCAGCTAATGCGGCTATTGTTATTGCAGATAAAAGCACGGCGTTTTACTTAGGCGAGGGGCAATCCGTTGTTGTTACTGTTGGAACTGCCTCTGCAATTGAATTAACAGCATCGTATGAGGCTATTACCTAATGTCTACGCGATACAAAGGTTCATTAATGTCGTCTACGGCGGCGACAAATACATCGTCTGCTGCGTCTGGGATTTGGCGTTCTAATGAAGTAATGCAAGCACTAAAAGCGTCTGTATGGCCTTTAAATGTGACGCCTAATGTAGATTATCTTGTTGTTTCTGGCGGTGGTGGAGGCGGTGGTAATGTATCAGCATTTAACGCTGGCGGTGGCGGTGGTGGCGCAGGTGGTTTATTAACTGGAACTGCTTTTTCTGTAACACCTGGAACAAATTACACAATTACTGTTGGTGCTGGTGGCTCTGGCGCTCCAAATCAAAGCGCAACAGCAGGCACATCAGGTGGGAATTCTGTTTTTTCTACTTTAACGGCAATTGGTGGGGGTGGTGGTGGCCCAGGAACTGCATTATTTATTAATGGTGTATCAGGAGGTTCTGGGGGTGGCGGTGGTGGAGATGTTCATTCGGGAGGCTCCGAAACATCTGGACAAGGTTATGCTGGAGGCAGCAGAACAGGTACACCAGCCACTTATGGCGCTTGCGGTGGCGGCGGTGCTGGTTCTGTTGGTACTGATGGTAGTGGGTCTGGAGGGACTTCTGGCGGCATAGGTGTGGCCTCAAGTATTTCTGGATCGTCAGTAACCTACGCTGGTGGAGGTGGCGGCGGTGCTTATTCTGGTAGTGGTGGTGCTGGTGGCTCTAGCATTGGCGGTGCTGGTTCAGATAGTGGTAGTAATAATGCAACATCAGGCACAACAAACACAGGCAGTGGAGGTGGTGGTATTGGCGCTACAGGCGGAATAGCGGGTAGCGGAGGTTCTGGTATTGTCATTATTCGTTATGCAGATTCTTATCCAGCAGCAACATCTACAACTGGTTCTCCCACTATTACAGTAACAGGTGGTTATCGTATTTACAAATTTACCGGCAGCGGTTCAATTACATTTTGAGGTATAGCATGAGCCATTTTGCAAAAGTGGAAAACGGAATTGTTTCGCAAGTAATTGTTGCTGAACAAGATGTTATTGATTCTGGCCTGTTTGGTACGAATTGGGTTCAAACGTCTTACAACACTCATGGTGGACAACATCCAGAAGGTCGTCCTTTGCGTAAAAATTATGCTGGAATTGGCTACACCTACGACTCAACCCGTGATGCGTTTATTCCACCAAAACCCACTGGAGATTGGACGTTAAACGAAACGACTTGCCAATGGGAAAACAATGATGTAATTCAAACAGGAATAACTGGGGCATAACATGAGTACATTGACATTTCAAGCAACGGCTGGCGGCGCAGTTAACTTAGTTGGGCCAAACATTTCGTCCAATTTAAGTCTGACATTGCCAAGCGCTGATGGCACAGCAGGACAAATGCTGCAAACCAACGGCTCGGGAACGGTTGCTTTTACTAGCCAACTTGCTGGCTCAAGTTCTACCCTTGCGGCGATTCTTACCAATGCAGCGGAAGTCATAACAATTTCTGCAACGGCAGCAACAGGAACAATAAATTACTACGTCACTAGTCAGTCAATTTTGTATTACACAAGCAATGCAACGGCTAACTGGACAGTAAATTTTGCTGGGTCTAGTGGCACAACAATGAATTCCATAATGTCAACAGGACAAGCCATCACTGTTGTGTTTTTGGTTACCCAAGGGTCTACGGCGTATTACAACAATGCGGTAACGATTGACGGAACATCCGTAACTCCAAAATGGCAGGGTGGTGCTGCGCCTGCATTGGGAAATCAAAACAGCGTTGACGTTTACACCTACACAATCATCAAAACTGGCTCGGCAGCGTACACCGTTCTTGCTTCACAAACCAAATTTGCCTGAGTATTGTTATGCCAACCACAATCACAAGAGGCGCAATATCGGCAAAGGCATTTGGGCTTACATCGGCCCAATATGTGCCTTTTCCCATTGATTACTTGGTTGTTGCTGGAGGTGGCGGCGGTGGAAGTGGCGATTCTGGAGGCGGCGGCGGTGGTGGATTTTTGACCGGCACAGGGTTTACGATAACAAACAATGTTAAGTTGACCATTACTGTGGGTGCTGGAGGTGCAGCACAAGCAACTGGCTCTGGTAGCGCAGGACAAAATTCCAGCATTATTTCTGGCTCATTGCCGCTTGTTGCTAATGGCGGCGGCGGCGGTGGAGGTGGTGGAAGCGCAGCAGGAAATGGCGGTTCTGGTGGTGGTGGCGCTAACAGTTTAAATGGCGGCACAGGAACATCGGGCCAAGGCTATGCTGGTGGTAACAATACTGGCGGTGGTGGCGGCGCAAGCGTAGTAGGCGCTACTGGTATTGGCATTAACGGCGGCAATGGTGGAAATGGTTTGTCATCATCCATATCTGGCACGTCAACGTATTACGCTGGCGGTGGTGGCGGGTCGGGAGCAGGAACGCCAGGCTCTGGTGGTCTTGGAGGTGGTGGCAATGGCACATCTACTAGCCCATCCGCAGGAACAGTCAATACAGGTGGAGGCGGCGGAGGTATTAGATTTAGCGGCTTTGGCGGTTTAAATACCGGCGGCTCTGGAATTGTCATTATTCGATATTCCACAACTTATGCTGCGGCAGTTTCTGTGACAGGAACTTATACTTACACTGTGGCAGGTGGGTATAGGATTTATTCTTTTACTGGCTCTGGCACAATTACTTTTTAAAACTGAGATTTAACGTGATTACAGTTTGGAAAATCTTAGAAATATTTGCCGAAAACGGCGCAATTACACACGCCAAATACTTTATTTCGGCAACGGACGAAGTAAATATTGTGGAAACAGAAGGAAATTGGTGGTTTGACAAATACAAAGTCGAGACACCTTTTGAAGAAGTGACCGAAAAACAGGTTATTTCATGGATTAAAGATGGCGCTACTCAACACGGTCAAAATGTAATAGAATCACGCCTAGAGGAACAATTGGCGCTTCTTGGCAAGTCGAAATCTGTTGCGCCTCCGTGGAAACCGCCTGTGTTTACCTTGGAGCAACAATGGCCCAGCCAATAGACATAGTATCAAGAGCATTAAAAGACATCGGCGCATTAGAAGCCGGTGAAACCCCTACGCCTGACGCGGCGCTAGATGCGTTTGAGATGCTCAACGATATGTTAGATCAATGGTCTAACGAAGATATGATGGTCTACAACTTCACGGAAATCATTTTTCCTGTTGTTAGCGGACAAACTCAATACACCATTGGCCCAGGCGGGTCTGTTGGATCGTCTTTTACTGGCTCAATTGCTGGAAACATTCTTACAGTTACCGCTATTGCCTCGGGCGCAATCACGCTAAACCAAACGCTGACAGGCTCGGGGATTACGCCTGGCACTCAGATTGTTTCGTTTATTAGCGGAGCCGGCGGCAATACTTTAGAAGTTGGCACATATCAAATTGACATTTCGCAGACTGTCGCTAGCACCACAATCACAGGCTATTACCAAAAACCATTGCGCGTTAATTCCTCATTTGTGCGGATTAACACTACGTCCAATGGTCAGCCTATCCTTGGCGGTGGACTAGATTACCCTGTTGCTGTGCTGACTTTGGACGATTACTCAATGATTGGCCTAAAGACTCTCAATGGCCCTTGGCCTAAGGCTTTGTATTACAACCCTGGCGATACATTGGGAAATCTTAGCGTTTGGCCTAATCCATCCCAAGGTGAAATGCACATCTTTACCGACACAATCTTTGCTCGGTTTAGCACGATGTATGACATCATGCGAATCCCGCAAGGCTATGTAAACGCACTGCGTTGGTGTCTTGCAGAACGCCTTATGCCTATGTATGGCAAGGCCAGCCCCGTGCAAATTGGCATGATTCAGAAGTTTGCCGGCGAAGCCAAAGCAACTATCAAGCGTACCAATATGCGCCCGCAAATGGTTTCGCGTTATCAGGATGCGTTGCTTACTGGACGTTCTAAAGATGCCGGCTGGATACTCACCGGCGGCTTCTTGCGTTAAAGGACTGCCATGCCCGAATTCGGATTTGTAGGCCCATCGTACGAAGCACCATCGATTTATCAGGAATCGCAAGAATGTATTAATTTCTTTCCCGAAATTGATCCTCTTAAAGAGCCTGGTACTCGGGGCATCGTTGCGCTTTATCCGACCCCAGGTTTAACCCTAGCGGCTGTGTTAAACAACGCCGAAGTTCGCAATATGCGTACTTTGTCGGGCGGTAGTCAAATGGTTGTGGTCTGCGGGCCTTACGTCTACGTCTTTACGTCTAACCTGTCGGCAACCGTAGTCGGTATTCTTAACTCATCATCGGGTCGTGTTGGCATCTCTGACAACGGAATTAACGCCTATATTGTTGACGGAGCCTATCGCTACACATGGCGCATTTCTAGCCCCGCAAACGCCGTTTTTACGGGTTCTATCAGCGGCACAACCCTAACAGTTACCCAAGTTAGTAGCGGCACAATTACCGCCCATCAATCTTTGACAGGGATTGGTATCACGGCAGAGACTGTGATTACTGCTTTGGGAACTGGTACTGGTGGAACTGGTACTTACACAATCAATTTGTCCCAAACCGTATCAGCCGAAACCATGACTTCTGCTGCGGTAGGCGCTCGGTTTACAGCAACAATAGCGGGAACTACCCTTACTGTTTCCGCAGTAGCTTCTGGTACTATTTACTTAGGGCAAACCCTACAAGGGGCCGGCATTACCGCAGGCACGATTATTACGGCTTTGGGCACAGGCACTGGTGGAATAGGCACTTACACGATCAGCACGGCTCACACTATTGTTACCGGCATCACAATGTATGCGCTTAACTTTAGCGTTTTGCCTAGTTCGGATGGCGCATTTAGCGGCGGCACATCGGTCGATATTGTTGATAACTATTTTGTTTACAATAACCCAGGCAGTCAGCAATGGGGTTCATCTAACCTTTTAAGCCCAATTTCAACAAGCACATCCTACGCATTGAAAGATGGTGCGCCTGATAAATTAGTGGCCCTAATTGTTGACCACCGCGAAGTTTATTTGATGGGCGAGGCATCCTCTGAGGTTTGGACGGATGTGGGCGCAGTTCCTTTCCCTTTCCAACGTATCCCTGGAACATCTACCCAGCACGGTATTGCGGCACAATTCTCGGTTTCCCGACTAGGTAATTCCTTTGCTTACGTTTCAAGGAACAACCGTGGTCAAGCGCAGATTATGCAAATGCAGGGATATATACCACAACGTATATCAACTCACGCGGTAGAAAACACCCTTACAAATCAATACATTGATGATGCTATTGCCTACACATATCAGTTAGAAGGCCACGAAGTGTACGTCTGTACATTCCCGACTTTGAATCTAACTTGGGCGTTTGATGTGACCACAGGAATGTGGCATAAATGGCTTGGCATGGCCTCTGATGGAACATATATGCGCCATTGGAGCAATTGCTCTGCCTCATTCCAAGGCAAAGTTCTTGTCGGTGATTACTCCAACGGCAAGATTTATTCCTTGGACAAACAAAATTACACAGACAATGGAACGAACGTCCGCAGACTGCGTAGGGCTCCCCACCTGATTACTGATATGCAGCGTCAATATTTTGATGAGTTGCAGATTCAGTTTCAGCCTGGCGTTGGCACAACTGGCTTATCTTTTGGGACAACAAACACAAGCTATCTTGGTGTAAATTACACAATCATAAGTAACCAAACATTGACAATCCCTGCGATTTCAACGTTTGTTTTAGGTGTTGCAAATTCACTTACGCCGATAGTTAATACCACCAATCCCAAGGCAATGTTGCGTTGGTCTAATGACGGTGGTTCTACTTGGTCTAATGAGCATTGGACAAGCATTGGTCAGCTAGGCAAATATAAGAATCGTGCTATTTGGCGGCGTTTGGGCATGGCCCGTGATCGAGTGTTTGAGGTGTCAATCTCTGACCCTGTGAACGCCGTGATTGTTTCGGCAAATCTGAAATCAAGCGGAGCAGAAAATTAATGGCACTTTCTAACACCCAACAGATTAATCCGTATCCACAATCGGAGTTTTTGGACGCAAACACAAAACGTCCGACTCGGGCGTGGCAACAGTTTTTTCTTAACTTGCTTAATTTTTCAAGCGCAACCACGGCAACCGCAGGTTCAGCAACCTTGCCCGCCAACCCAGTAGGATTTATAAACGTGACCGTTAACGGCAACGCTTATAAAATACCCTACTACAACGTGTAAGGACAAAGAAATGCCTAATAGTGCGGCTTTTATATCACCTGTTACCACAGCGGCAGCAACACCAAAAACCGTAAATGCGGCAGATTTTGTTGAGCCGTCTTGGGTAAAGAACGCTCGTCAAACAATTGGTACTGGCGTAGAGCCGGTGTACCCAATGAAAACCGTTCACGGCGGTAATCAAGAGCCTGACACAAGCAAAGCGCCAATTGGATACCGTTATGACAACGGCAAAAGCCAATATCAGTATCTTGATTTGGCTGGCGCACCTACTAACTTGGTAAACCGTGGCAATCTTGGGGAAGCAATTAAAACGCTTGCCCCTATTGCAACCGCAATGATTGGCGCTAACTTCCTTGGCCCCGTTCTTGGTGATTTGTTTGGTGCAGATATTGCTGGTATTGGAAGTGTTGGTTCAGATGCATTAGTAACGCCTACTATTTCGGGAAGCGTTAATCAAGCAATTGCATCTGGACTTGCACCTGGTTCTGCTGGTGCTGCTTTGGCTGCATCGGGTGGATTAACTGCTGCTCAACTTGCCGCTGCTGCTGGAGTGGTAACAGATGGAAGTTTGCTTTCTAATATTGCAACACTTGCGCCTACTGCAACTACTCCAACCCCTGGAACAACGCCGTTATCTGAAATTTTGCCGCCTACTACTTTACCTCCTACGGTAGAGCCAGGTACTATTCCCCCGCCTTATGTTGGGCCGCCTACATTGCCGCCAACAATACCTCCTGTTGTTCCTACGGTATTAGACCCAAGTACTTTACCTCCAGTAGATGTAACAACTCCTGCATTACCAACAACTCCATACGTTCCACCACCTTTGGAACTACCGCCAGTTACGCCCCTAACTCCAATAGTTCCTCCAGTTGTTCCTCCTGTTATTCCTCCTCCGTATGTGCCGCCACCTTTGGTTTTGCCGCCAGTTACTCCTCTGCCTCCAGTAGTTCTTCCTCCAACAACAACAACGACTCCTGTTGTAACGCCGCCAGTAAATACAGATTTGTTAACTTCATTAACTTCTTTAACCGGCTTAACAGGAACGCAACTTGCTGCCTTGTTATCAGGACTTACTGGCGCAGGCAATGCAGCTAATCTGACTAGCGCAATCAATACAGGCTTGGACGCTACAACCGCAGCAAATACGGCCTCCCAAGGCGTATTGAAAGACATTTACAACCAGCAGCTAGGTTTCCAACAACCTTACCAACAAACTGGTGTAAGCGGTCTTAATCAGATCAATAAATTGGCAGACACGGGTTATCTGACTCACCAATTTAACGCTCAAGACTTAGCCGCAGGACTTGCGCCTAACTATGACTTTATGCTCCAACAAGGGCAAATGGCTAACCAACGTGCTGCAAACGTAGGCGGTGGTGCGTTGTCAGGCAATACCCTGCAAGGTTTGCAAAGGTACACTCAAGACTATGCAGGAAACGCATATCAAAATGCGTTCAACAATTATCAAGGTCAGCGTCAAAACATTTATAACAACTTGGCTGGCATGGCTGGCATTGGTCAAACTGCAAACACAGGCGCACAAGCTGCTGGTACTGCTTACGGCAAAGGCACAACTGATTTGCAAACTGCATTGGCTAACGCCCAAGCTGCCGCTTCTATCGGTAAGGCACAGGCTCTTGGACAAGGCACAACAGGCTTGGCTAACTCTACCTTCCTTGCGTCTTTGTTGGGGCAAAATACATCGCCAGCAGCAACAGGAAATGCTGGCAACGTACTTTCATCATTGACGGGAGGCGCTGGCAATTTGATTTCATCATTGTTTGGCAATAAAACCACGACAACCGGCGATTTGCCAGGATAAGGATTAAAAATGGCAGACTATTTCACAGGCTACACCAACCTTGCTAATCCGCAAACATCCCTTGCGGATATGATGAATCTGGCATCTGGTGTTCAGCAATACCAGCAAGCGCAGCAGATGAATCCGTTGGCGTTACAACAGCGCCAACTTGAGTTGAAGAAAGCGCAAGAAACATACGGCGCTGACGTAGCCAAAAGACTTGCTGAATCACAACGCGCACAGACAGAGGCAAACGTTGCTGCTGGTACTGCCCAACCTCGTATAAGCGCTGCGACAAGCCAAGCAGACGTAGAAAAAATTAAAGCAATGCGCGAGTTTCAATCAAACGCCGCAAAAGAATTGCTTGGCCTTGCGACCAAAAAAGACTTGTCTCCAGATGATATTGAAAAGTCTATGACAGAAACGCTGAAAAACAGCGGCGCTAGTGATGCAGCAATTAAACAATCAATGCAGCAAATTCCTAAAACTGGAACGCCCGCGGAACTGCAATTGTGGGTTGGTCGCAATGGTTTGAAATCATTGGAGGCAACTGCTCACATAGATCGTTTATATCCTTCTACGCAAATGGTTTCAACTGGCGCTGGAACTATGCCAGTGACCACAGGAGGAGCGCTTGCCGCACAAACCCCAGGCCAACAAGCAGGCCCAATGACAGAGGCGCAATTGCCACCCACAACGCCTGTTGTCGGCCCAACTGGTGCATCTACTTATCTTGGCCCACCATCGCAGCGTCCTCAAGGCCCAATACAAGCTGGTGTCGGCCCTGCTACGGCAAATTTACAGGCAAATCTCGGCACAACATTGGGCGCAGATTGGACTGCAACATCGCAAAAAGCAAGTGAAGCACCACAAAAAATTGCGATTTATCAAAACATTAAGAAACTCATTCCCGAATCGTATACGGGCGCATTGGCTGATAAAAAGCAGTTTGTGGCTAACTTGGCTCAGTCAATTGGAATTCCTTACAGCGAATTGGAAAGCGCATCCACGGACGAATTGGCAAAAAACACCAAGCTGCTGCAACTTGCTGGCGGTAATACGGACGCTGCCCGTGGTCTGGCTGAATTGGCAAGCCCCAACACCAAGATGACCAAAGAGGGTATGTTGCGCGTCACTAATCAATTGATTGGTCAAGAGCAATATAACGCTTCCAAAGCCAACTTCATGCAAGGTGCTACCGGCGACCCTGCTGCGTATCAAAACAAACTCTTACAATGGCAAAACGCTGCCGACCCACGTTTCTTCCAAGAAATGTCGCAAGCAGACGCGCAAAAGATGATGCAAGCAATGAGCCCTGCGGAACTTGCTGCGCTGCGTCAAAAACGTGCATTGGCTAAACAACTTGGGATTATTCGATAATGCCTACATTTGCCGATTTTCTTGAAGCGCCTACGGCGGTAAATCCTTCCGATCAGCGGGCCAAGGACGTTGACCGCGCAGCTATATTGCAAGCAGAGTTTGCAAAAGCCAAAGCGCGGGCAGCAACTGACCCATCGGCACAGGCTGACGTTCTTTCGCTAACCCGCGAACTTAGCCGCATGAATTTGGCTCCGTCAGCGGCTGCGCCGGCAGTGCCACAAACAGGCACGTTTGCCGACTTTCTTGATATGCCAACCCCCGCCGTAACAGGTGGAAGTGGTCGAGGCGGTCAAGGTGGCCCAACGGCAGCGGAATTACAGGCTTATCAACCCAAACCCCAAGGCGTAGTGGCCCAAGCCTTCCAACGCGCATTGCAACTCAAACAACGCGCACCAGGCGAAATTGCGTCAATACTTGATATTCCTGGCAACATCCCGTCCGCAATCGCAGGAACGGTTGGATATGGTGCTGGTCGTGCATTCGGTCTAAGCCCCGAGGAAGCAACCGCAGCATCTCAGCCTGTCGCCCAAGCCTTGGCAAATCCTGTTGGTCGGCTAACCGGCACGGTCGGAACGCCTGGCTATCAAGGTTCATTGCCTACCCAAGCATTGCAAGCTGCGGGCGGCGCACTTGCACAAGGCGCAGAGGCAATCGGCCAGCGCACAGGGATTAGCCCCACCGACATTGAGCAAGGCGTTAATGCTGCAATGATGGCCCTTCCTGCGGGCGTTAGGCCCATGAAGGCTGGCATTGCCAAGATCAAAGCGGCTTTGCCTGAGTACACGTTTGAAACGGTAACGCCTGGTTCCGTAGGCGCGGCAGCAGTTCCAACTGAAATGACAATCAAGGCGGCATTAGCAAGCGCCAGCCCCGAACTGCAACAAGCCGTTGGTAGCGTTCCTGTAAACAAGGTCAACGTGCCCGTCCTGCAACGTCACATTGAGGCAGATTCTTTGCCCGAGCCAGTTCGCCTTACCAATGGTCAGGCCACAGGTGACGTTAGTCAATTGTCTATGGAGCAAAACCGCAGAGGCGCAGACCCTGCTTTGGCTGCACGTTTTAATGAACAAAATGGACAATTAATTAGCAATCTTGACAAAATCCGAGATATTGCAGCACCAGAAGCCTATGGAACAAAAATCATTGAAAACAGCGATGAGTTAATTAATACATACAAAAAATTAGATGCTGATCGAAATGTAGCAATCAATCAAAAGTATCAGGCTTTGCGTGATGCCGCTGGAGGCGATTTTCCAATTGATGCACCTGTTTTATTAGATAACGTCAAAGCTGCGTTGAAAAAAGACTTGTTGTCTAATGACGCGCCAACAAGCCAAATGGCTGAACTTAGCCGCATGGCAGCAGAAAAATCCATGACGTTTGAGGACTATTTGAGCCTGCGCCGCAATCTTGGTGATATCGCCCGCACAAGCACAGATGGAACAACACGCCGCGCAGCATCTTTGATGATTCAAGAACTTGAGAATCTTCCTTTGCAAGAGGGCGCAAAACAACTCAAGCCTTTGGCTGATGAAGCGCGATCTGCTGCCAAGGCTCGATTCCAAATGCTTGAAAAAGACCCTGCTTATAAAGCAGCGGTAGAGGATAGTGTTGCTCCTGACAAGTTTATGGAAAAATTTGTTGTCAATGGAACACGCGACAATGTGAAATCAATGATTGACCAATTGGGTCGTGATTCTGTTGCTCATCAGCACATGAGCGCAGGAACATTAAATTGGCTGCGTGAGAAATCAATTGATCGTCAAGGCAACTTTTCGCAAGCAGCGTTTAACAAAGCACTTAATCAATTAGACAAGTCGCAAAAATTAAACCTTGTTTTTAACCCTGACGCATCGTCTACGTTGAAAACATTAGGCAATGTGGCGCAATACACTCAAGCGCAACCAAGAGGCAGTTTTGTAAATAACTCCAATACATTGGTTGGGTCAATGGCTGAACGTGCAGCTAGTGGATTAGAAACTCTTGGGAACATTGGAAGCAGCAAAGTAGGATTGCCATTAGGAACAATTGTTCGTGGTCAATTCCAAAATTTAAAAGCTGCCCAGCAAACTAAAAAAGCACTTGAGCCAGCCGCTGGCGTAACATCATTAAAGGACATTGGCAAATGAGCGTTAATCTTTCCCCCATCGGTAACGGATTTCAGTTCTTTACCACCACAGGCATTCCGCTAAATGGCGGGTATATCTATACCTACCTTGCCGGCACTACAACGCCTAATCCAACTTACACATCATTGGCGGGGACTATTGCTAACACCAATCCCATCCAATTAGGCACGGATGGTCGTCCACCGCAGGAAATATGGTTGACCGCAAGCACTAACTACAAGTTTGTACTGGCTGATTCTGCCAATAACGTAATCCAAACGTACGACAATCTTTATGGAATTATTGGCACAACGTCAGCGGTTAGCGCAGTTCCTCCTGGCGGCATCATCATGTGGTCAGGTTCTATTGCGTCAGTTCCAACTGGTTACTATCTTTGCGATGGTTCTAACGGTACTCCCAATCTAAAAGACTCTTTTGTTGTTGGGGCTGGTAACACTTACTCAGTTGCAAATACTGGTGGCTTTACAGCGGCCTCCACAAGCAATGTAGGCACATACTTGCCCACATATTACGCACTTGCATTTATCCAAAAATCATGACCGAAACAGAAGCCCGCCTAAATTCGCATGAAGCTGTTTGTGCTGAACGTTACAACCAAATCAACGCTAGGCTCAAGCGTTTAGAACGAATCATAATGAGTGCCGCCGGCTCTATGTTGCTTGGCATGGCAGGGATAATCTTTACCTTTGTAAGTCATGTGAAATGATTGATCCTCTAACCGCCTTTGCAGCAGCGCAAGCCGCCGTAAAGGGGGTTAAGGCTGCAATTGCTTTAGGGAAGGACATTCACGCCATTAGCGGCGATATGATGAAGTTCTTTGAGGCAAAGGATGTAGTACAGAAAGCGGCATCAAATCCCAAATCAGCATTTGGGAAATCGGATACCGCTGCCGCCTTTGAGATAGTCATGCAAGCCAAGCAACTTGCGGATGCCGAGCGTGAGTTAAACAATTACATGGTAATGTCTGGCAACGCTGATCTATGGCAGCAGTTGATGATTGAGCGTAACAACATCATTCAAAACCGCAAAAGCCAAGAAATTTTAAATGCCAAACACGCCAAGAAAAAAAAAGAGGAAATAGACGATCTGATCAATTGGCTTCTAGGTGGTGGGATTGTCTTACTAGTGCTGGGATTTAGTTTTTGGTGGTTGACAATGCTTTTGGAGAAACATTAATGCTTACAATTCTTTCTACCCTGATTTCTTTCTTGATGGGCGGTTTGCCTAAATTGCTTGATTTTTTCCAAGACAGGAACGATAAAAAGCATGAACTTGCCCTAGCTGCCATGCAGATTGAACGGGAACTGGAATTGCGTAAAGCAGGGTTTGAAGCGCAGGAACGCATAGAACAGATACATAGCGCACAACTTGAGATGGAGACTACGGCAAAAGCTAATGAAAACCTAGTCAATGCCCAAGTCGCCGAGATGAACGCCATTTATCAGCATGATGAATCATTGAATGAAGGCACAAGCCAATGGATGAAAAACTTACGGGCCGGCGTTCGTTCATTTATTACTCTTGGATTCTTCTTTTTGTTGGTGTTTGTTGATGTAGGTTTGTTTGTCTATGGATACAACAACGGTGTCCAATTCCCTGTGCTAGCTGAAAAACTGTGGGATTCCAACACCCAGGCTTTGTTTGCATCAATAATCGCGTTTCATTTTGGGGGCAGAGCCTTTGGCAAATGATTTGGACTCTTGTACTCATATCAGGCATAAATATGCAGTACGTCACTACGGTGGGGTACTTTGAGTATGAGGCCGCTTGTCAGAAAGCGGCTCAAGAATGGCGAGATTTGGGATACAAAGTTGGTTGTGTTCAAACCGTGAGACGCAAATGAAAGTTTCAGATAAAGCAATCAAAGTAATCAAACATCATGAGGGGGTTAAACAACGCCCCTATCGATGTCCTGCGCGTCTATGGACGATTGGCGTAGGCCATGTGCTTTACCCTTCCCAAGGCGCTATAAAGCTGGAATTGCGCGATTCCATGCCATTAAAGTCAGAGGACGATAGACAATTCAGCATAGAGGAAGTGGATGCAATACTTAAATCTGATTTGGCCCGATTTGAGCGTGGTGTGGAACAATTTATCCCTGTCCAACTTACCCAAAACCAATTCGATGCTTGCGTTTCTTTTGCTTTCAATGTTGGTTTGGGAACACTTCAGCGCAGCACGTTTAGGCAAAAAGTTATTCGCGGCGATATTGAAGGCGCGGCAGACGAATTATTGAAGTACTGCATGGCCGGTGGCAAACCGCTAAAAGGATTACAGAACAGGCGCATTGATGAACGTGCCATGTTCTTGGGTTTAGTGTTATAGCGGATCAACAATACTTACAAGCGTATTCCGCACTTGCTGCATTTCTTTTACAATTGAAGAAATCATTAGCCGCAATTCTTGCATTTCTGCTTGATTAGCTTGAATGCTTAAATAAGCTGTTTCAGCCCAATCTGCTAATTCATCGTGATCCCATGTTTTGAAGTTTGGCGTATCTTTCATTTTTCCTCCGGTTTAGGACAATTCTCTGGTACATCTACTTTGACGTAAACAGGGACGTACATACCGCCCTCGGTGTGTGATGTCCATCTATCAATGTAAACGTCTGCCATAGTGCATATAGATCGTTTTACCGCATCGGCAGGAACGCCAAGCAATGCCGCTATGTGCCGTGCGGTTAATCCTTCCTCATATTGGGTAAGAATGGGCCTGATTCGTTCTGTCATTGCCCTCATTTTTGTGCTTCTTCTATGGCATCCAGCATATCGTGAATGTGGTTAATCGCAATTACTCCCGCCTCCATTGCTTTGATTGGCTGATTAGACAGCATGAACTGGTGCGCGTCTTTAAGGCACTTTTCTGCCAGCATACAAGGCAGGGCATAGTCTTTTATTACTTCAATTTTCATTGGTTTAATTCCATTAATTTTGGCTTGCGCCATCTCTTTTTTTGATTCGTAGCCTGTCATTTCAGCACCGCCGCTACAAGCAAAATTACCCCAACCCCAAATAAAAACCACACAATCAACCCTTTAATCTGCTGCCAAAGGAATTCATACGGGTCTATATGCTCCTCCTCTTGCTTTTCATAGGCCATGTATTTTTTATCTGCATCAGTCACGTTTGTACTCCTTCATGCGTTCGTTAAGGCGCTCAATACGGGCTAAACTAAGTTGGAGACAAGCCTTTGCATATTCGGTGGCGTTTTCTGACTCAAGCCTTTCAAGATGCGCCTGGGCTAAAGAATGCGTAATGACTTCCAAAGGGGTTAAGTCGCGCCAATAGTCTTTAAAGAATTTCAGAAATCGCATACCATTCCCTTTCGTTACGGTTAGTGTTTGATCTAACGGTGTTGCCGGTTAACCCAACAAGCCCTTCACGTTGCAATTCGGGCAGTCGTTTGCCAATCTGATGCGGTTCAAGATTGGTAAAACGGGCAATTCCATCCTTGCCCAATGGCCCGTATGTTTTTAAACATTCCACAATAATTTTTGCGTGATGCTTTGCAAGTTCCTTTGCCGACCCTGCGGCTTGCCAACTGGTTAGAGGGTCGGTGTTTCGAGCGCGTGGATGCTCAAAATGGGGTGTCAAAGTCATCATTTGGCAATCCTTTAAATTTTTCTTTGGGTTCGTTGAGATATGCCCAGCCTGACCAGCCGCCTTCAACCAAAGGAATAACGTCAAGCTTCAGCATTTCCCCATTCTTGGTGTTGATGATTGACCCAATACGCTGGTAACGGTTTTTCTGTTGTCCGTCCTTGTTGGTGTATATCCCAACTACGCAGGAAATTTCTTTAGTGACTGCCATGATTAACCTTTCATTAGTTCTGCTTGTTTCTTAATGCTGCTGCGGGTTTTGCTGTCAAGCATTGCCCACAAAGCCGTTTTTTCCTCAATGTCCACGATTCCTGCGTACTCCTCAACCGCGCCAATTACGTCATTTGCGCTCATGCGCTCATTAATGGCTGCGGCAACATCGGCAATTATTGATAGTCTGTTTTGTGGAACTAGATCAGTTTTTGTTGCCGATACTTTTACTTTGCTGGCTGCGTTGCCATCGTCATCTTCGGGAGCAATACCGCAAGCCGCCATCAGGGAATAACGGCGTGCATACGTCAATGCCGAGCCGTAACCCTGCGGGTCTTGCTTGGCAGCGGGAACGTGCAACTTGCCGCATTCCATCATTTCGCCTGATTCGTGGACAAAAACTGTTTCCACAGTCACGCCAGTAGCATCTTCTGATGTACGCTGAATAAGCGCTATTCCTGCGGCGTTTAAGCTATCTACAACAGCCTCCACGCAGCCAGCCAAGTCAACATACTTGCTGCGGAAATGAGGGTTTGTAGACGTTTTTAATGCCGGTGCAAAACCACGTTGGGCTTTGACTAACGCTGTTGCAATGTTTTTCATAAATCACCTCCAAAATCTATCCCGCATTTTTCGCAGGTAAAGTAATACAAAATGTGAATGTCATCGACTGTATGCCGAGCCATGTCGCCGCAATCTTCCCCGCATTCGGGGCATTCGTAGTCCTCACGATCTGTTGAGTTGTTCTTTAAGCCATTTGATTCGTTCATTTTGTACCTCCAGTTGTCCACATAGATGCCACACATAAATCTCAAAAAAGCCGATTGGGTCTAACTTGGATTTGCATTCTTCAATAATTTCCTTTGGGTCGTTGCTGGTAATCATGCGGCCCACCCATACACAAGCACCCAGGCTAGCGATACGCCGATAAACACGGCAAGCGTGATGTCTTTTGCTTTATTCATCATTTGCTCCAAAGTTTTGAATGGATGTCCAAAGGTTGTCGCTAACATCATCAAGGTTGTCGGACAAGCCGGTATGGATGTCAGGCCAGTTTTTGGTAAGCGACCAGTTCATGTCGTTTAGCAACTTTGCCATCTCAAGTGGGGGGATTAGTCCGCTAGATAGTGCCTCGCGGAATTCAGCTAACAAGCTATATATATTGTGCATTTACTTACTCCTAAAAAGACCCCGAGAAGTTCAGGGCATGGGTGAACTATATCACAAATGTGATGCCTGACAAGTCTTTTTTAACAATTATTTTTATCGGTTTGGCGTTGTCATAGGTTTTTTTAATGGCTTTTCATGCTCACAAATGTGATATAATTGGGCATGGACTTACTGGAAATTGCAATCAAAGCGGCTGGCGGCGTGGGCAGATTGGCCTATATGCTTGACGTTAAACAGAACGTCATCAGCAACTGGCGGCAGCGAGGAGTACCCAAAAGCTGGCAACAGGTGCTTGTTTACAAGTTCAAGAAACAGATTGCAGAAGCGCAGAAATTGAGTTAGAGTTGGGGCAATGGCTAGGCTTAGCGGCTGAAAAGGTGATTCGTTACCACCCTGCCAATTGTTCCTTTCAAGTAACGCTTAACCTAGAACGTAAGGTTGTCAATGTACTACTACCAGTTCAATATCGGTGACTACGCCAGTCACACGCAGCGCCTATCTTTGCTTGAAGATTTGGCCTATCGCAGACTCCTAGACGAATACTATTTGCACGAACGCCCGTTGAACAGCGGTTTAACGTCCGTTGCACGGCAGATCGGTATGCGCGACCAAGAGGCAGAAGTTAAATTTGTTCTTGAATCGTTTTTTAGTCTGACAGAAGATGGCTGGGTAAACGCTCGAGCCGACAAAGAAATTGCCCATTTCAGAGGGAAAATTGAGCAGGCTTCTAAGGCTGGTAAGGCATCTGCTGAACGGCGGTTAAACGGACGTTCAACGGACGTTCAACCAACCAATAACCAACAACCAATAACCAATAACCATAAACCAAAGAAGAATACAGTCGCCCCACCTGACGGTGTGACGGAATCTGTTTGGCAGGATTGGCTAACTTTACGCAAGACGAAAAAAGCCGCAGTCACTCAAAGCGCATTGGACGGCATTGTCAGAGAGGCAAAGAAAGCTAACATTTCCTTGCAAGCTGCCTTGGAGATGTGTTGCATGAGGGGCTGGTCAGGATTTAAGGCAGATTGGATTGAGGGAAAATCTACTGGTCAAAAGTCGTTTGCCGAGAAGGATTACGAATTTAAGCGCCAACGCTGGGAGGCTATGACTGGCAGAACATCAGAAGCGCCTTATGTGCCGACCAACTTTTTG